ACCCAATGCACCATTTGTTGCAGAATTAATTTGACCCAATCCACTATTAATCTTACCAAGAATCTCAGAACCAAAATTACTTGCCATACTTTGTGCAGAGGCTGCTGCTTTGTCTATTGAACCGAAAATTTGTGCTTTTGCACCTTCTTGGCTTGCGACACTAGACTTGTCAAATACAGAATCTTCAACAGTTGTGCCACCAAATGCGGTTGCTTTCTGCTGGCGAATATAGATAACCATATAGTGTGCTTTATCGGCATTACCGATATCTAATGGGTATCTGTATGTGTTTTGTTTGAATTGACTATCAACTAAATCTGCTAAAGGACCGGTCCTAGCAGAACTGCCTTTGTTAAACGATATATCCGAGAGTCCGAAGAGAGCCATATAAATTCCAAATGTTAATTAACTAAGTATATTTATGTCATATAAAGGGTGGTTTACCCCAAAAAATCCAAACAAATATAAAGGCGACAGTAAAAATGTTGTCTATCGCTCATCGTGGGAACTAAGAGTGATGAAATGGTTAGATGAAAACCCATCGGTTATTTGGTGGGCATCTGAAGAACTAATCATTAAATATAAGTCACCAATTGACCAAAAAATGCACAGATACTTCCCTGATTTTATTGTCAGATTGAAACAAAAGACTGGTACAGAATCTACTGTGGTTATTGAGATAAAACCACACAAACAAACTATCAAACCTGTGCAAAAAAGAAAAACTCAAAGGTTCTTGCAAGAGGCGGCAACTTATGCAATCAACCAAGAAAAGTGGAGAGCCGCAGACTTATTTTGTAAAGAACATGGTTGGCAATTCAAAGTATTAACTGAAAAAGACATAGGCATTTGAGATAAATAGACTATGGCGACAAAAAAACTAATAGACAGAATACAAGCATCTTTGGCAAAAGAAGGATTACAGCCAAGGACTGCTGCAGCAAGAACTTGGTTAAGAAGTAAGGTTAAAGATTTAACCCCTTCAAAAACGGCACTTATGCGAGACCAAGAAAGACTAAGAAACAAGTCAATGATTGGTAGAATGTATTTCTATTTCTATGACCCCAAAACAAAAGATAAACTACCGTACTATGATAGATTTCCTTTGGTGATTCCAATTGAAAGATATAACGATGGTTTTCTAGGATTAAACTTACACTATATTCATCCAAAACAAAGATTGATTCTATTGGATAAACTGAGTGATACTTTAACTAATGACAAATACGATGAGACTTCAAGATTGAGGGTAAGTTATCCATTTTTATCATCCGCTTCAAAGATATTTGAAGCGACACCTTGTATTAAGAGATATTTATTCTCTCATATAGAATCAAGATTTTTAGAAATCACCGCAAACGAATGGGATATTGCAGCAATGTTACCAATGGAAAGTTTTGTCGGTGCAAAAACAAGCAGAGTTTACTCTGATTCACGGAAAAAATTCTAATGTCATTCTCACCAAATTTATTTTTATCTAATGTAAGAGCAAAAGACGGACTTGCAAAACCTTCAAGATTTGAAGTTGTTCTTCCTATTCCGACTTACATTAATTCTTTCATTGGCAATTCAATATTGGAAAAGATTTTAAATTTTCCAAATTCTATTTTTAGTGATGTTTCAACTGCAATCAACTCTGCATTTGGGCGCCAAGGTGAACAAGATGAACAATCGAGGACATCAAATTCTTCAATGTCAAGGTATCTTGCATTGCAATGTGAATCGGCAGAGTTACCAGGAAAAACATTTCAAACAGCTGATGTAAAGATTTATGGACCAACTTTTAAAGTACCATATCAGACAATGTATGGTGATACAACTTTAACTTTTTTGTGTACCAATGAATTCTATGAAAGAAAACTATTTGAAAGATGGATGGAAGCAATTCATCCAACAGACACAAACAACATGAGATTTGCTAAGGGCGCACAATCAAGATACATGACAAATATTAAAATTATACAGTATGATGACTTTATTAAACAGATTCATGCTGTAGAATTGATTGATGCTTTTCCAATTGGAATTGCATCACAGGCGTTAAATTGGGGTGAAGATGGTTTTCACAGACTAGGCATCCAATTTGCGTATCAGAAGTATAGAACCGTTTACGATGGATCATACGATATTGGTGCAGCTGCATCAGCACTATTTGGGGCTGCAGGTGCAAGAATATTACCATTTGGCAGAGCGATTTAAATTATTTTTTTTATTAACACAACGAAAGCGAGAATATAATGTTACCTAAGTTAGATGTACCAATCTATGAAGTTACTTTAATTTCAACAGGAAAACCTGTTAGATTTAGACCATTTTTGGTAAAAGAACAAAAACTATTTTTGATGGCAGCTGAATCAGATGACCAAAAAGAAACAGTTAATGTTATCCGTCAAGTATTAAAGAATTGCATTTTAGATGAAATCGATGTTGATAATTTACCAACATTTGATTTGGAATATTTGTTTATGAATCTAAGAGCAAGGTCAGTAGAAGAAATTGTTGATTTGAAATACAAGTGCAACAATACTGTTAAAGATGAAACTGGTGAAGATAAGAAGTGTAGTGGTTCTGTTGAGTTTAAGTTAAACTTACTTGAAGTTCAACCTACAAAGAATCCTGACCATGTTAACAAAATCCAATTGTCGGACAATCTTGGTATTTGTTTAAAGTATCCTACTTTTGAAATGATTCAGAAGTATGAGGCAATGAACGAGAATGATGTTATGTTGAATGTATTGATGGATTGTGTAGATTACATTTATGATAAAGAACAAGTGTATTATGCAAAAGATTCAACAAAGGAAGAATTAACAGACTTCATTGATAACTTGCAACAAGGACATTTGGAAAAAATTAAAATTTTCTTTGACACCATGCCTGAAATCAAAAAAGATGTCCATTTTAAATGCCCAAAATGCAATTATGAGGAAGACATTGAGATTAAGGGTATGCAAAATTTTTTCGTCTAATATTTCGTTATGATACATTAGGTAACTTTTATCAGACGAACTTTGCTTTAATGCAACATCACAAGTATAGTTTGACTGAGCTTGAAAACATGTTGCCTTGGGAAAGAAACATTTACTTAAATCTTCTGATTAAGTATTTGGAAGAAGAGAAGCAGAGAATAGAACTACAAAAACAAACTAGAAAAAGTAGGTAATGGCTAACAAAACTACGCTCGCAGATACCCTAGCACAAGAGTTAGGATATAAAGATGCCAAGGCTCTTAAAGACCAGATAAAGAGGTCCAGTGGGGGAGAATTTTCTTCAAATGTTAAGGGTCGTTTGGAGTCTGGTGCTGGATTTGGAGAAGCATTTAAAGAGAGTACCAAAGACAAAGTAGCAGACATTAAAGAAACTTTTTCGAAAAAAGGTCTAAAGAAGTTTGGTAAGAAAACTTATAATGAGTTTTTTGGTGGTGATGATATTTTCTCTTCTTACATGCGAGGAAGATTAAACAAGGGTAAAGGAAAACAAGAGGGCGCTTCTACTGAAGGTGGTGGTACTTCACCAACAAAAGAGAGTAGTGAAGGTGTAGGCGCAGAAGAACTTGCAGTATTAAATGTAATTGCTAAAAATTGTATGTCATTGCCTGGTATTGCAAGAGACATGAATGTGTTGAGACAAAATCTTGTCAAACTAGTTAAGTTACAACCTGGTGGTAAAGATAAAGCAAGACTTGGTGCCGACATGTATTTCAAGACGGCTGACCAACGAGAGGACATGCTTGAGTCTCAAAAAGCAAAAGCAATGCCAAAAGCACCAACTGTCGCTGGAGCACCTCCTGAAGATAAGAAAGAAGGTGGTGGATTCTTAAGCGGCATTTTAAATAGTGTTATGAGTTTCTTTAGTGGTGGTTTTATGACCGCAATTAAATCACTATTCAGTCCTGGAATGATTCTTAAAGCAATCACTAAAGTTTTTGTCCCATTAACAATCATTGCATCATTAGTCAATGGTATTATAGACGGTTGGAAAAAATGGCAAGAAACAGGTGATTTAGGCGAAGCACTTATCACAGGCCTTGGTGGTGTATTAGACTTTCTAACATTTGGTTTGTTTGGTACTGATGAGTTAAAGAAAGCGTTTGATTGGATTGGTGGATTTGTTGGACCAATTGTTGACAGTATATCAGAAACTTTTGATGGTTTAAAGATGTGGGTAGTCAATAATATTGGTGTGCCTGAGATAAAAATTCCATTAGGATCAATTCCAGGTGTAGCATCACTCAATAAAATTTTACCAAACAGTTCTCAAATTCCAGAAACGATTAGTTTTGGTCCTTATTATCCATTCAAAAAGAATCCAAAAAGCACAGAACCTCAAAAATCAGAAAGACCTTCAGCAAAAGAGTCTGAGGCAAAAGCAAAAGAAACAAAAAGTGCCGAAGAAGCTCGTAAAGATTTTGCTAAGACAGACCCAAGAAGAGTAGACAATCAATCATCTGAACAATCAGGATCAGATAAAACACCAACTGCAATTAAGAAAAAATCAGGAGAAGAATTAAAACTACCACAGGGTGTTACCTATAATGGTGATGATGGTATGTTTAATTATAAAGGTGTTGGTTTTACTGCTGAGAAACAAGATGAATTAGACAGACAAACAAAGGCAATA